AGCCCGCCTGTTTGTAGCCCGCCTGTTTGTAGCCCGCCTGTCCGCAGCCCCGCTTGCTTCTCTCTGTCGGCTAACAACTTGTTAGCTAAATTTATCCTTCTCAGTTGCATGTCTTCCATCTGCCTTTGTGCCCCCGCTAACTGTTCTTGTTGTGCTGCAACACGACCACGATGGGCTTCACTTACAATGTTGGGTTGGTTGATTCTCGCCCCTAAAGATTGTCCCATCAACTTCTGAGCCTCCCCCCACGCGCCAAATCTCCTAGCCCGCCTAGCAGCACTCGCCAACCTGCCAGCATCAGAGCCGATTTCGCGGGGAGCTTGTCTAAGTGCACTGCCCGAACCAAATGGTTGGGCTGGTTGGGCGGCACCCCCACCACTCTGTCTAGCAACAGCAGCATCAAAAGCTCCCTGAGAAGCGAAGTCTTGTCTGCGTATCCCGCTTGCAGCTACTGGGTTTTCTGAAACGCCAATACCCTCTTTCTTCAAGAAGGCATCAAACCCTTTGTCGTCAAAGGCTGAATCAGTGACCCCGCGATCCCTTGCTTTTTTAAGAAGATCAGCAGTAAGTTTCCCTTCTTTAGCCAAGCCACGTACTTTGCCAGCAATGTCCTTCCCCCTCTGAACTTCTTCTTCAGAGCGCATAGAAGGGTTCCACGAAAGTGGGCCAGTAGTTGTTGCTGCTGTTTCAGGTTGATTCTGTCCTACAGGAGCAGTGGCTACAGGGGCAGGAGGTGTTTTTGCTGACTTAAGGAGAGAAGCTTTATCTCCTAAGACAGGAGTAACTTGCCCCCCTGAAATATCAACTGTCTTAACCCCAGCGAGGGGCTGCATATACGGATCTTCTTCTTCTTTAGATTTTATTCCTCTCAGAGCCATGTCTACCAGAGATGTTTGCAGGCCCAGTAACGGGCTGTGGTTTTATCTTTTGCGGTCTTACAGTTGTGTCTTGCTCGAAAATTTGCGCGGCGTTTTGGATTTTTGTGTTTCCTAAAATCGCTGTAATCACGATGCCCATACGACACTTTTTTGATCTTATCGCCTTGTTTGCCAAGGACTACGAATTTTTTTTTAGATCCTTTAGGCGCTCTTTTCGGCTTGTTGAAGCCAGCATAAGACTCCCCCATGTATTGGATTCTACCGGAAGGAAGACGCTTAAACCTTTTTGCCGCCACAACCCATAAGTTACCGTTATTAAAGCTTACTGTCAATTCCAGCAAAAGAGCTAACGGAAGCGTCAAGCAATCTGAGAAATGGCGCGATTTCGCAAATTGCAAAATCGACTTCAAAAAGTCCTCTCTAATACATGTGGGCTTATTGGACTCTCCAATGTGCCCATACGTTTTACAGAAGACTTTTTGACTACGAGATCAGATTCGTCTCTGGGTTTTCCAGAGATTTACCCAGTGATTTAATTGTAACCCGCTTCCTGAACCCCTCACCCTGATCCTCTTTCGGTGGGTCGATAGCCACTAAACCTAGCCTCTGGCGGGCGCAATCCAGTGCAAGGAATGCAGCGTCTGCCAAGTCAGGAGACCTGCCGAACCGTGCCTTGAACTCTGGTTTGGACTCAATTTTCACCTTAAGGGAACCAGTTTTAATCATGTCGTAGTTCCTAGCGCACATCTCCTGAGCGAGATCAGAGCTGATGCCGTAGACCTGTTTCGTCCTCATAAGTTCTTTTCCCACAAACCATAACTCAGAAACACGGTTAGTGTAGAGTTCTTCACCTGTGAGCTGGCTGTTCATGGAAACACGCTTGTCAGATGCTCTGCCCCCAAATGTCACCCGCATGAAATTAGGCGACCACTCTCCTGCAAGGACATCACAGAATGGTGCCCCCGCTCCAGTGGAGTCCACCGCTACGTTCTCAGGGCTGACCCCTTTACGTTTACAGTGGTCTACAATCTGGTGAACAATCTGGTAGGTGCGAGGCACTGCCTTATTAGTGGCATCGTCGTTGAGGTGGATCGCGTCAGTGAACTGACAAACGTATTGCCCGTTCTTAGCGTATCCTACTTCAGCAATCGAAAGGATCGTCCGGTCACCACCATTCGTAAATGCGGGGTCGATCCCCGCGACCTTTGTCGGCTTATCCGCCCACTCAATTTTCCCCATTGCCCCGCTCTTGGTGAGTTCAGATTCGCCGTAGATGCCTGTCGTCTCGTCGCTATCAAAAAAGATAGCCCTGACCATTCGCATGTAACCTCTCGATTCCGGCCCCAGTAGTATTCGGTCCTCTTCTAGTTTCGCCGCTGTTGGTAGCCAAGGGTATTTAGTCTCACCTAGAAGGACGTTAGGACTGCGCTCCCCATCTAAACGAATATACTTACCGCCCCACTTAGTGTCCCATTCGTCTGCGGTATGGATGTCTACAGAATCCCAACCGTCTTCTGGTTCTGACCAGACCCCAAACGCATCGAAGCGTGAGTTCGGGTTGGACATCCCGATCATCTGGAAGAACGGGTTCTTCGACAGGTTAGTCAGGCCAGCATTGACTATAGCTTCTGACAGTTCTGCCAGCTCGTCCCCGATTAAAATTACGCGCTTCTGTTTCAAGCCGATAAATTTACCGACTGCGTCCTTCGTTTTTTGTTTCTCAGCAGCAATAAGCGACAAGCCAGCCCGCTCAATAAGAGTCTCCTTTTCATCTACATAGGCAGCGTTGCCGATTGAATCCCGAATCTTGATCGGTGCTCCATCAATCACGGATAACAAAGACATGACTGATCCCCAGATTCGCTTACGCGCTTCTCGCAATGTAGTCGAAGTCATTAAGACTAGCGTGTCTCGTGGTTGTGACAGCCAGTTGATGATCCCCCAAGCTGCCATAGTATGGGATTTACCAGAAGAAGCTGACCCGCCGATAGACAGGTATTTGTTTTTTAACGCCGAACGAATCATCAATTCTGCCCAAGGATGACGAATCATCATGGGTTCGGGCAGGTCATCGTGGTTCCATAGCTCGTCGCACAGCCGCCAGAAGTAATACTCCTTTGCGATTATTTTCGGATGATGCGCGAACCCGTATAATAACGAAGTCACTAAACTTGTCGGGGGAATCAACAACCCACCGACATCCATTTTTTTCGTCTTAGGATCGATTCGTGGCTCAAGAACGCGCTTGCGTTTATTTGGGTCGGGCGGCATGATTAAATCAGGTTCAACTTTACTGTTAAAAACATGGGAAGCAAGAGCGATGGGAACAACGAGATAGTTCAAGAAGCATTAAAACTTAATGCGGAAGGGATGACTAATGCTGCTATCGCCAGAAGATTGGGTGTTCATCAAGGGACTGTCCGCAGATGGTTCCGCAAACTGGGGCTTCCCCCAAAGAAAGCAGGTTTTAAACTACCTGACAAAGATGTCGATAAAGACAAACTGAAAGAAGACCTTGAAGTGCATCTGGACGAGATGACACGAGAGGCCGCTACCGCCGCTAAACTGGCAGCGTCCACAGAAGAGGATAAGATCCTCGCAGAGATTGCCGAATCACAGAACTCCCCTGCCGATAAATACCAACACTACGTCGCGGCAGCGGGGATTAAACTTTTACGCGACAGTATGGTGTCCATCAAAGGGCCGAAGACTGTGCGCGAAATGTCAGAGTTAGATCAACTTATCAGGCGCAACCTTGGCTTGAACGCCAAGACAGGTGGCGGCGGGAGCCGCATGCAGATAGACATTTCTATACTCAATAACTCGAAAGCTGATAAAGGTGATGGCTCGCTGGACAAGATGAAGGGTAAAACCATAATCGACGTGGACAGCGATGGAAATGTGGAATGACAGGTTCAGCATAGAGTTCGACGGGCCAGAAGATATCGAAGGACATCTTACTCTGAGCCTGTTGTCTGAGCTTGCAGAAGCATACATAGGAGTGGCTTATCACCCTAACGGCCCGCCTATATCCTGCTATAGCCATCCAATAGCCACAGCTATCCTTTCCAATAACTGGAATATATCCGAATCAGCAGCATCCAATTTAATTGACTATCTTGCTGAGAATGCTAAAGGTGAGTCAGCTCCAGCATTCCTTAAAACATAATGCACAATGTTTTTTCAAAGACAGTCTGTTACAGACCCTCTGGTTCTACGCCGAAAAGAGCTAGGCGATAACAGGTTTACTTATCGTGTAACTCAAGTGAAGGGGAAATACTGCCGCGTTATCCCTTCTAGCTGGAGAGAAGTTTTTTTTGCACAGATGTTAATCAAGGGCGAAACCCTTGAAGTCACTCCTGATGGAGATGGGTTCCTTATCAGAGAAGACGCCCTGCCCAGATTACCCAAAAAGAAATGAACACTGAGCAGCTCCTTGCAATCCACGAAGAGACATCAAAACTGGCGCAGGACATAATGCGTAGGAAGAACAGTGATTACACTGGTGGCTCCGAAGCAACTGATGCCCTTGAGAATTTTAAAGCGTCTAGATCCTTGGGCCTGCACCCTGTAACCGGACTCCTGCTCCGTGTTCAAGACAAGCTGATGCGGATTCGTTCATTCGTGGCTGATGGCTCTTTGCGAGTTCACAATGAATCAGTAGAAGATGCCTGCGACGACATCGTCAATTACGCAATCCTTTGTAAAGCTCTCTTACGAGAAGAAGCAGAAACCAAAAAACGGTAAACGATGGACATAAATGTTGTTAGAGAAGCACGTAGAAAAAAGTGCGCGACCGAATGTCGGGAACTCGCGAACTGGTTACTCGACAGGGCTAACCTGTTGGACAGGGAACTGACAGACGATCAGAACACCTTGATTGCTCTGGGCAAACACATTGGCCGCATGAGAGCTGACATAGACCAGTCTGGTTGGGCTACATCAGTGGAACATCCTAGCCAGTTTCTGCTGACGCAGAAATGATCGTTGGTGTCGATAACGGGCTAGACGGAGGGCTGTGCGCTATTGCCCAGTTCGATGGTAGCCTGATCGACAAGATCGCGATGCCATGTCAAAGACGCAGCAAGAAGCGTGAGATTGACATCTGCAAGATCCACCAATGGCTATCAGATTTAAACACCCCTTTTGTTTTAGCCATTGAAGAACCGTTGGCACATGCGAAAAGCTCGCAGGCGGTGCGCTCAATGGCGATCTCGTTCGGGAAGTTGTTGGGGATGGCCGAGTGCAAAAATTACAAGGTTGCGCGAGTCAGTGTCCACAAATGGCAAAAGAAAATGTTGGGCTTTATCCCCAAGGGAAGAACCAAAGAAGTAGCTCTGAAACTGGCGCAGGAAATGGAGCCTTCTGAAAACTGGCTGAAGAACAAAAGATGTAAGGTTCCTCACGACGGGATCATCGATTCGTTCCTCATTGCTCACTACTACCGCAACGGCCAGAGAGAAAAAAACTGATTTGTATTGTGGTTAAAGAGAGGCTGTGGTAAAGCCCTCCTTCATGCCACGCTACACTAAGCCAGAACACGTCGAACAGTATTTCGAGCAACACTCGATACCTGTTCCAGAAAAGCCTTCGTTTTATTGGAAGGCGATACAGCCAGCCTTGGAGCTGGGCTTTATTTTAGGTCAATCGGACAATGGCGATATTGTCGTGATTACACCGCACAGGCATCGAAAAGTCTACCGTGGTTTTAAAGCTACGAAATACCATCTGGGCATGGTGTTGATGCATGCAATGTTGAGTAACCCAATGCACTAATGAAAACACCCTACCCAAGGCAACAGGATCTCATTGACTTCTTCGTCCGGCAACAAGAAGCCGGATACAACACCTGCGACACATCACATACTGGCGTAGGCAAAACTCTCATAGCCTGCATGATGGCTAAGAAACTTAACCGCCCCGTAGCGGTTCTGTGTCCCAAGGCAGTTATACATGCGTGGGGGATGGAGATGGACGAATGCGAAGTAGACGAGATAGAGTTCATCCACAACTTTGAAAAGGTCCGCACTGGGAAAACTCTCCACATGGACAAGAGTGGTAAGAAGATAATGAAATGGCGGTTGCCTGAAGACACTCTGGTCTTGGTAGACGAAATCCATAAATGCAAGGGGCCATACACCCAGAACGCGCAGCTTGTGATCTCGCTGATCCAACAAGGATACTCAGTGCATGGGATGTCAGCTACAGCAGCCGAAGATCCCACCGAAATGAGGGCGTTGGGATACATGCTGGGGCTGCACTCTTTAAACAAAGCAGAAAACGATTTAAGTAACTGGTACAGTTGGATGTTACGCAACGGGTGTCAGCAGAATGAATGGGGCAAATGGGAGCTTGTTAAACGGTCATGCCTGCCTGCGATAAGGGCGCAGATGTATGGTAAAAACGTAAAGCGTCTTACAGTCGAAGACTTCCCAGACTCGTTCAAAGAAAACAGGGTAATCACAGAACCTGTGGAATTTAGTAAAGCTTCCAAGATACGTTCCGCTTACAAGAAAGCGGGCATCACACCGGACATCGTGGAACAATATATCGAGAATGGGACGGTGGAGGACAGCGACTATATGCTGGTAAACATACTCCGTGCTCGCCAATTAGCGGAGTCATTTAAGATAACTGATCTGGTAGACATGGCCGAGGATCTTGTGTTGGAGGGTAAGAGCGTAGTTATATTCGTAAACTTCTCCGACACTGTGCAGACACTCTGTCAGAATCTAGGATGCGATAGAGTAGAGGGGGGTCAGTCAGCAGAACAAAGGCAGGAGGCTATCGACAAATTCCAACGTGATGAGACACACGTCCTTGTGGTGAACATTGCAGCAGGAGGGACGGGCATATCTCTCCACGATACTAATGGTAAGAGACAAAGAGTATCGTTGATCTGCCCATCGTTCTCAGCTAAGAACCACCTCCAGACGTTGGGCCGCATCCACCGCAACGGAGCGAAGAGTGACGCTATCCAGAAGATACTAGTGGCCCACGATTCTATTGAAGAAACCGTGATGAAATCCATTAACAAGAAACTCAAAAATCTAAATATACTACACGATGAGCCAGCCAGATCATAGTTCCAGAGGGCACGCAGAGTTCAGCCCATCCAGTCTTAAATACGTCGCCTCATGTGCGGGGTATGAGGGAAAAGATGGGACCAGTGCTGCCGCAGAGATGGGTACGCGTATCCATGAAGCATTAGAAGTGCGGGATTCGTCTGCTCTGCATAACGAGCAGGAGGTAGATATCTACAATCAGATTGTAGAGATGGAGGATGAATTCATGGGGAATTTCCCACCCGTGAAAGAAGAACACAACGAGATCCAAGTTGATGTCACACTAGACGGGACAGAGACGTGGGGAACCTGCGACAGGTTTCTAGTCCTTGAGTCAGGCACCGAAGCTGTAATGGCTGATTACAAAACAGGCATCAGCATTATCGACCCACCCGACAAAAACTGGCAAGCCAAGGCTTATGCAGTCGGGGCTTTCCAGAAATACGAGGATATCGAGAAGATCGTCTTTGTGTTTTATGTGCCGCAACATAACGACTCTTTGCACCACACGTTCAGTCGTGATGACTTAGCTGGCCTTATTCAAGAGTTGAGTGACGTTATCAAGAAAGGCGAAGAAGTTCGGCCTAAGTGGGCTAAAGGAGAGATAGACCTTAAAGACTGCACACCTACTCAGTACTGTCGGTTCTGCAAACATGAAGACGCTTGCCCTGCCTTGGGTGGGTTGGTTCTCGATGTAGCGAAGAAGCTCGACTCTACGATCCCTGACGTAGATCTGGAAAACATTGACGATCCTGCGCGTCTGTCAGAACTCTTTAACATCGCCAAGATCGTGGAGAACTGGGCGGCTCGTATTAAAGAGCGAACTAAAGAAGCTGCGCTGGGTGGCGTAGAGCTGGACGGGCTTAAGTTGCGGTCAATGGGTAGACCCAAGAAGATTACCAACAACGAGACGCTTACGAAGATAGCGGAAGAATTCGGATTAGAGCCTTCTGCCGTGTTGGAGCTGGGGTCTTTCCCTCTTTCTAAGATCGCAAAACTCGTTGGCTCTCAGGCAGTAAAGGGAGAGAAAAAAATATTAGAACGATATTTCATTGACGCCTGTGAAAGCGCGGGCATTATCCACACCTCTGACGAACGGTTCTCAATCGTGAGTCAATAACCAAGAAGCGAGAAGCAATTAAGCGATGAGCAAGAAACAAGAAACCGAAACGACGACCGCAGTAGCGGAAGTCCCCAAGAGCGAGCTGGCCACTACAAATGCCAGCGGACTTGAAATCTCTTCTACTGATATTGACGTGCCTCGCGTCAACATCGTTCAGAAGACCTCCGAGATTGAGGCCCCGCTAGGGGCCGTTGTCCTCGACAAACAGCATGTGCTGGCTGAAGCGGATGAAGCAATCTCTGTCACTGTTCTCTCTGCCCTTAAGGGTTGGCGCGAGAACATCGATTATGACAGCGACGAGATCCCTCAGACTGCTTACACGCAGGAAGAGGCAGATCAAATCAAAGCGACCTCTGAGTATGACATGCTTGAATTCGCGGAGATTACCGTGCTGTTTAAGCAGCCGGAAGGCTCTGACAATGATGCGGCGTATCCGTTCCCGATTGGGGATGATAACTACGCTATCGGCAGGATGAACGTGAGTAAGGATGCCTACAGGCAAACTTTCAAGCGTTTGGCTACATTCGCAGCCTTCAATCCGGCTGCATCATTGCAGCACAGATTATGGAACTTTAAGAGTTCTTTGATCAGCCGTGGTAAGTATAGCTGGTTTGCGCCATCTTTGTCCGTCCTTCAGGACGAGCCAACAGATGCCGTAAAAACTTTTGTAGGAACCTTCTCGTAATGGAAGAGAATACAGAAATTACGGAATGTCCTTCCGCAACGGAGCATTTCAATGAGCTTCTTAAAGAAGAAGTTCAAATGATTAACAGCACCATTGCGGACTTTGAGGATAAAGTCCAGACAGCTTGCAGGGCTTTGCGGAAACTAGAATGTGTCCGCGAGGCTTTGCAGAACCAGATCAGGTCAAACAAGGAGCAACTCCAGCTTGACCTCGATGAAGAGTAACTAACCCTTATAGCCCGCCCCGACTCATTTTCCATCGGGGCGGGCTTTTCTTTATGATTACATGGAATCCTATGCCTTGGACTTTGAGTCCTATTACGATAAGAGCTGCTCAATCAAGCGGCTAGGCCCACTGGGGTATTTTTCCCACCCTGACTTTGATGCCTACATGGTGTCAGTTGTGGGCGACAACGGTTACGAATTTGTAGGTCACCCTAAAGATTTTGAATGGGGCCTACTTGAAGGAAACCGTGTTCTGTCCCATAATGCATCCTTCGACGAAACGCTCTATTTCTTTGGAGTAGAGAAAGGATGGTGGCCGAAAGTTGACTTTGCAGAGTGGCATTGCACTGCTGACATGGCCGCTGCATGTGGTCTTCCGAGGTCGTTGAAAAACGCTACGGCAGAAGCTTTCGATTTAGATATCTCTAAGACTACTCGCGACAACATGGCTGCGAAGAGGTGGGAGAACATGCCGGAAGAGTTCCAAAAAGAAGTTAGTGACTACGCCTTAAAGGACTCCGTGTTGTGTTTAGAACTCTGGCAGAAATATCAAGAGCAATGGCCGGATCGCGAAAAGCTTATCAGTCTAACCAACCGTAGGATTATCCAGCGGGGGTTGCCAATGGACGCAGCTTTATTAAAAGAGCAACTGGAGACAATTAACCAGAGACTCTTTGAAGCGGAGTCGGCTATTCCGTGGGCTGGAGAAAAACCACTACTTAGTCGCGCAGCTTTCGATGAAGAATGCCACAATCATGGGCTGGAGCCACCTAAATCCTTAGCCCAGAATGATGTTGATGCTCAGGAATGGTTAAGGCAGTTTGGGCATAAGTATAAGTGGGTTGAAGCCGTTACAAACTGGAGGCGTATCAACGCACTCAAGAAAAAGCTGGAGGCATTTGACTACGCTACCCTGCCAGATGGTCGTTACTATGGCGGATTGATGTATTGGGGGGGACACACTGGCCGTTTCTCTGGGAGCGGCGGTAACCTTAACCTACAGAACTTACCTCGCGATGAGATGTTCGGGGTCAACCTGCGCCACATGATCTGCGCCCCAAAAGGGAAGAAGCTCGTGGTGGCTGATCTGTCACAAATTGAGGTGCGGACATTGTGCTGGCTCGCAGGGGACCGAGATACTTTAGATGAGATAGAGAACACCGAAGATATCTACGAAGCGTTTGCGATCAGGATGGGCTTGTGGGCGAAGGACAGAGGGTCTTTGAAAGAGAAGGCTCCTAAACTACGGCACAAGGTAAAGGCTATTGTCTTAGGGTGCGGGTATGGTGCAGGAGCTACTAAATTTTCTGAGATGTATAGCATGCCAATAGATGAGGCGAAGGGTGCTGTAGATCTTTACAGAGACAGGCTTTATGCCATCCCGAAACTCTGGCGAAGGATTAACAACAAATTGAGGCAATGTTACAACACAAGAGTTCCTTACGATGAACCTCTTCCGTCAGGACGCACCATTAACTATGGGAGGATAAAACTGGTTAAGCAAAATGACCAGATAAGTCATCAGGCGATTGTCAGCCGTAATGGAAAGAGGCTACCCATGAAACTCTGGGGAGGGGTTGTCGCGGAAAATTTATCGCAAGGACTTGCACGAGACATCTTTTCAGACATGATCGTCAGGCTGGAAGAAGATGGAATCAACTTGATCTTTCACGTCCACGACGAGGTCGTAATTGAATGTGATGAAAATGAAGCAGAATCAATTCTGGAGCGAACAATCGAGATCATGTCAACGCCGCCGACATGGATACCCGATATCCCCTTGGCGGCAGAAGGACAAATGCTTACCCGTTACCAGAAATGAAATACCGTTATCTCAAAAATCTACGTGATAACAGCGCACACTACACGTCTGATCTCAGCAAGTTAAAGAAACAGAAGCCTTCGTTCTCAACTAAAGCCGACTACAGGGAGTGGTGCGCGGATGCTCAAACAGATCATGTCTTTTATTCTAGTGTCGAAGGTAGGGCACCTTCAAAGCGTGTAAGCAACGATAACCCAGCGCACAAAATATATGGGGTCGTTGCTGACTACGATGCATCGGTTGACTGGGCCGCTATAGACAGTGACATCAAGTTCAAATGCGGGGCTGGGAAATTACCAACATGGAGATCTAAGACACAGTCGGGGTATCTTCGTTTGGTGTGGGAATTCAAAGAGCCTATCCCTATCGAGCCTGAGCTGTTCGATACGTTCATGTTGAACATGATGAAATCTCTGCAACTGAACAAGTTGTTTGCGGGGTTTGATAGTTCTTCGTTAAGAGCCAATCAGTATTTTGAGCTGGGGGAAGATTGGGTAAAAACATCAGAGCCGCTTGACGCATCTATTGTTCAGGCAGCTCTTGCTAAAGCGGTGTCCGACAAGCCGCCTCAATCTAATGACACGTCCATACCCATCAGCACAATAGCGGAAGAAATCGAATCACGTTTCCCAAACCGTTGGGTTGGGGATTTTGAGATTGGGTCTCGCGGCCCGTTGTTCTGGATTGACGACGGTATAAACAGAGACGGGTGTCAAGTCGTGGAGGACGGTATCGTCTGTTACAGCGACAGAGCGGGGAAGGGCTTCATGTCGTGGCGCGACATCTTTGGAGCGGGGTTCGTAAAAGACTACGAAGAGAAGAAGCTGGCGGGGCTACTTGACGAGTATTGGTTTAACGGTCGGAGCTTTTTTAAGGTGCTCTTTAACAGTGCTGTGTCTATTCCCCGTGACCAACTTATCCTAGAGTTGAGGCAGGCTGGATTTACTGCCAAGCCAAGGAAGAACCAACCACTGTCGGAAGTAGAGGCGGCTATTTTAACAGTAAGCAACCAGAACAGAATCGATGAGATCGCCCCCGTCGTGTTCTCAGGGGATCGGGTGGTGAGCTACAACGGGCACAGGATTCTGAACTGTGCAAACATTGATCCAGTCCAGCCTGATGCGGACGGCGATAAAACAAAATGGCCTTTTTTGGATAAGTGGTTGAGCCAGCTTTTTGTGGATAGCGGTTCTAGCCCTGCTCTGGATTACTTTTACTCGTGGCTGAAGCGGTTCTATATGTCCGTTCTGGAGAGGGAGTTCGTACAAGGGCAGGCTCTACTCTTAGTGGGTCCAACGAATAAGGGGAAGTCGTTGTTGTCGAACAGGGTAATCAGTGGATTAGTGGGTGGATATGCTGACGCTTCTGATTACTTGTCTGGTCAGACAAAATTCAACAAGGATCTGGGCCGTGTAGCAACGTGGGTCATTGACGACACTACTTCTGCTGCTTCATTCCAAGATCAACGGAAAGCAACTGAGCTGATTAAAAGGGCCGTAGCAAACCCTCGTGTTGAGTATCAGGCTAAATACGCTGACGCAATGAGCATCCCGTGGACGGGTAGAGTTGTGATGTCTCTTAACATGGACATTAACAGTTTGTCGGTGATACCTTCTTTGGACAGTAGCAACAGGGACAAGTTGATGGCTCTACGTATTAGGGACAACGCTACAAGTAATTTCCCTCGTAACTCTATACTTGAGAAGACCATCGAGGATGAGCTGCCGTTTTTCGCTAAGTTCCTTATGGACTGGGTGATTCCAAAAGAAGTGGAAGACGTGGGTCGTTTTGGAGTGCAGTCTTTTATTGATAACACTATTGCTGATGCCGCTTACGATAACAGTAGCAGAAGCACCGTGGCAGAACTGGTAGAGTTCTTCGTGAAGAGGTGCCGCGAGCTAAACGACGAAATGGATTATTGGACGGGCACTTTGACAGAATTCCAAGTCGCGCTGCATGACTTCAACAACGGGAGGAATGTTGGCATGTCCAACAACCTAGAGTTTGTCAGGCGAGGTATGGCCACTCTGGAAGAGTCTGGGAAAAACAATTCCCACGTTCGACCAATCAAATCTAAAGGTAGAGGTGGTGGCAAGATTTGGGAAATCAGCCTTTCTTCTTCCTTCGATATCGATGTGATGACTCAAACGAGTCAGGCCGTCTCAACGCCTTGATCGGGAGGTGATACCCATCACAAAGATAAGTAAACCCTTCCTCATCTGAATCGCCTTTCTTTTTAAAATTTAAAGGCTTAGTGACGTGGTGGCGGCTGGCCCACCCTAAAAGCCAGACTTTTGAAAAATCTTTGTGGACCCGTGTAAAAAAATACACGTCTGCTTTTAAATCTTTGTTCGCAGAATTTACACTAGCGATGTAGTGAAGCTGGGGACGAGTCGTGCAAGTTTTAGATTTTACGTCCACCTTCTTCTTATTGAAAAGGTAGTCATGGGTATAACACTGCTCACCTACATGCTCTGCGGTTTTGACATATTTGCCAAAAGCAACCTCTCCTAAAAACCCAGTCATCCGGCCTGCCCCTTTAGTGTAGGAATTAGGTGGTATGCCTAAAGCCTGAGACCTTCGGAAAGCCTCCGCGACATCTTCCTTGTTAGGGTGAAACAGGACGAATCGGTTTTTTAATTGCCGAAACTGGCTATTAGTAGCCACTCTTTTTCTTTAAGAGTTTCTTCGCCCGCTTGCCCGCTTTTGAAGGTGGCTTGTGGGTAAAACCTTTCTCCTGCAATTCCAGATGCTTGTCGTAAGTAGACGCCTTGTGAGCCTTGCCCGTTTTGGGGTCATACATTACATGTGGCTTAAAGTTCTTTTTGTTCATTGGTTGTTAAATCGTTTAGTAAACCTTTCCCAAGCTGGGAAATAGATCTCGTCCATACACCTTACTATACTTTCCTCTTCGTAAGATTCTGAGTAACTGAGACCAGAGATGGCGAGACTAGCGTGGAGCATCTCATGCCGCACGGTGTCGTGGAGTTCCTTACCCTTGAGGGTCTTATCGATGATAATAAGTTTTCGTCTATGGGAATACATCCCGTAGCAGTCATCATCTCCCAGATCTCCCAGCCGGATTCGGACCCGAACACCGCCGATAGTTATGCTCTTGGGGAGGCTCATCCTTCTGCATAGTTTTTAATCGCACGGGCATACACACCCGCAAGCCTCCCACGATTATTGTTAATCATTCTCCACTCTTCTTCATTGCTCCCGAAAAACGGTTCAGCAATCACCGCTACAGGGCGCACCTTGCGGAGCAGATAACTACCTCGTTGTTTGGGGCCTCGCGGTTTTATGCCCCGTGAAACCATTTCGGGATACGATTGCTCCATCTCATCACGTAGAATAGAAGCAAGTTTCTCTCCGCCCTTGCTAGTATGCCAGTAAAGCCACTCGTGCCCTTTGGCGGATGGGCTGGCTGAGTTAAAATGTAGCTCAATAACTGCGTCGATGTCGTCTTCGATTAACTTACGAGACAGATAATTGATGCCGCCTGTGTAGCTCTTGGCCGGATATGTATCGTAGATCCGGTGGTCTACATTTAAAACATGGGCGATACGGCGAACCATGTCGCGGTTAAAGTCCCATTCCGAAAGGACATAGTCGCCTGTCGTATATGCGCCTTGGTCTCCTAGACGGGAGTGCCCAACTGCCAGACCAATTTTCATTTTTTAATGACGCGGTAAAGAGACACAAGGCCAACAGCGATGCCCACAATAAGAGAACCAACACGCAACCAATACTCAAATTGTTCCTGCATGCTTGTGATAAGGCCCAACATCGGAGCCGCCATGCCAACTAGAGAGTCGATGACTTTAGGGTAGTTAATCATTTTTCACCAATGATAACCGCACGGCGATATGAGTAGTCGCTGTGAAACTTGTGGTCTTTTCGCCCCACCAAACTCCCTTCGCAGAACTCATACGTTTTGCCTTCAATCAGCGTCACTGTCGGCGGATCGTATAATGCGCTGGCGTTCGCGCTTGATGCGCTTTGCGACCCGTTCCATGAGCAGCTTGCTATGAGGGTCGCCAATGGAAGCAAGGCCATCAAGCCTATCTTCGAGAGCGTCGAGATGTCGGTCTCGTTGCAGTCGCACATATTCGACATAAGCCTGTAAAGCAGCAGTTAATAACTTAAAGAAGGTCTTCACTTGCTCTTAGCCTTGCCCACATTGAGGGCAAGCCAGCTAATGACGCTTGAGATTCTCTGGACCCATTTGTTGTCCGATTCGTTAGGAGTCATGGTGGCGACTAGTGAGGCCACCGCAATTACGCTGGCTGCAATCTGCAAAAGTTCTTCTGCGTTATTTGTAATGTATTCGATCATTGAATTGGGGGTTACATCATATTGTTGGTGTAGGCTCCCACACCAGAGGGGTCGAAATTGATTCTGGGTTTAGCCGCGCCTCTGTGGGCATCAAGCTCTTCATCAAGGATAGCGCGGCAAATTCCCCAGTGGTAATTAGCGCGTTCAAGATCTGCATTGTCTTCCGCAGTGTTGCCCAACATGGCATGCTTGATTGCACTCAGACTAGAAACATAAACAACGTCCGTGCTACTAAGAAGTGTCTGGAACTTGCGCTTTAGCAGGAGGCGGATCGACATCGTTTTTTCGTTCCGGTTGTCGATGCGGTAGCGGCGGTAACGGGTTACTTGATTGGCTTGTTGGAGGTCGTTAGCTGCTACGAGAGTCACTTCGGGAGACGAGCCTGTCTCAACCCACAACAACTGAACTGGGTCAGATAACTCAGTAGTGCTTACTCTTATTTCACTAATACTGGTTATATCGGACGTTACAGAAGCTGTGTTCAAAGCTGCTGACCCGTCGCAAGTAAACTTACCCCCGTCAGCGGAATCTTCATTGGTTCCAAGTTTAGATGTGTTTGTCCCGTCTGAAAAAGTTACATAGATAATCCCAGAAGAAGGGAGCGCGGTAGCCGGATTGATCGGAGCTAACCGTAAGCTGTAGGTCTTCCCGTCCACAGGCTCTTCGACAGTGGCTGAGTAGCCGTCGTCCACGATCCCGAAAGAAGCCAGAGTATGGTCCCCTGCTCTGTCATTACGGCCCGCGATCCTGTAATCATGGTGGGGTCCGTAAACCGTGTTGGGGTAAGAATAATCAATGCTGTTACTATCAGAATCCACAAGAGCCGAGATAATAGACTCAGCATTGTCGGGGATCGTAAAAGTACTAGCCGTGGTGGTGACAACGTGCTCAAAAAGCAGGTCGCGCCACATCCCCATATTGTAAAGGCGGGGGAGGGCCAGATTCAGTTCTTTTCTAAACTGATCGGAGTTCGCGCCTCTGGAACCGCATATCTCCAGCAAAGCATCTTCCACCCCCTGTACAGTCAATGTGGCCATAATTCACAGTATCAGATAGGAGGTTAAGGGTCAAGATTAGGGGGTTAATCAGGGTGCAGGGTGCTGGTGAGTATCGTTATTAAACGCAGTGGGGGGTTCTGCAAAAGCCCCATCCTCTACACCAATCTTAGGTTTCCCGTCATTTTCGTCTGCGCGTTCGATCACAATATGGCCACCCGTAATTGACCCAATTTTGAGTTTAACCTGCCCACTATCCGTGTTGATTATGTCATTATCACTGTCTGCTGCTATAGGTGAGGTTGTTATGCCCCTGTCTTCGCCTTCCATAAGAAGGGTTTTACTATCTGTAGAAATTAAACCATCAAGATAGGTAATAGCAGGGATAGTAAGTGGGCCAAATGTAAATTGCGTAAACGTAGCGACCTTTTCACCTTCGACAAATTCTACTTCGGCTGACCCTAAGAAAATTACGGGATATCTAAATCCGTTCCCCTGCCCCAGTTCATCTACAAAATTAACTGCATCCGTATCTTTTGTATATGTATCAGAACCTATAAAACGAATCGTGTCGCTGATCTGTTCAATTACCAACCGTCCTACAGAAGCATATGGTGAGGCTATGTCTGTAAACGCATCCTGAGATTCAAATGTAATCCAAAAACCGTATTCCCCAATACCTAGAGTAAGTTCGTTCCCGTCTATGTCTTCCGCAAGTAGGGGGTTATCGTCGCCATCAAGTTTTGCAAACTCTGTACCGATCTGGTGCCAAGAAGCTCTGCCAGAAAACTTACCCTGTGCGTCAAGATCAGCATCAAATCCAGAAGTAGCTGGGCCTGTAATCATCAAGACCCCTTCGCTCAATGCAACATTATCATCCTCAGTCTGGGATAACGTGAACTGCCTGTTAGTAGAATCAGCAGCATCCTGCACTACTGAGTAATCCCCAATAGGGAAATTAGGATCTTGGTCCCACCCTATATCAACCCCCACAAATGGAGGGAGGGTGTCGTTGAAAAAATCATTGGCCATTACTAAGGAATCGGTTCTGGCTTAAAGACTGTAACTTGGCGGGTAAGATATCCACCCCGAAAAGGGTTTACTTCAACTGTGGCAACAAAACTGTCAGGCCAGTCTGTTACATTGGTCGCGGGGTAGGTTACCTTAGAACCAGTATTATGCCCCCATGTCGGGTCAGATGTGCCTGTGTCACAAACTACAAACACACTGGGGTGCAACGTAGGGGGGATCTGCACTGAAAGATATGGACTATTGTAAACGATTGGCAGCGGCTTCATCGTAAACGGGCGTTGTTTGTCGCTGGAAATAGTCGGGGCCTCTAGTGCCCATTCTTCTGTAATGGTTGCACGGGTAGGCCCACGGTAGCCTTGTTCTTTGAACTGGGGGCGCACGTAATCGCGGTTACCGCCGCCTTTGTCCTTCCATGTCATAATATGGATTCCTTGATTGATGAGCGCACCATTAACATCGGTAGTCCCATCTTCCCCAAGTACAGCAGGCCATGAATATGTAATGTAAGTATCGTAAGACCGGAGAAGTTTCCCGCCGAACTTTGCGCCAGTTCCTGCCTTGTCTTGGGGGATTACATCGGTAGATGTGACAAGGAACCAATCATCGCTGAGTTGTTTCGCCTCTGTTCGCACCCCTTCTGTAGAAACTCCCCACTTTGTTTCATCCAAGATTTCCCTCTCAATAACTGCTTCAGCTTCAGTTGAATTGTAGACCTCCCCCCTGTGATACAACGTCTCAGTCTGAACAAGCGTCCCTTCAGTAGTTTCGTCGTAACTAGCAGTGGAAATTTCAACGCGCTTAAAGTAAATCCGCTGTTCTACAACAAACAACCCATCGAGTTCAGCATCACCAATCCGCTTCTGCTGGCGGGTCATCAAAATATATTCGTCCTCAAATTGAGAAGCTGGGACATCAGGCATCGGGTCGCCCGCTTTATACTTGTCGTCGGTATCAAAGAAGTCAGACCGCAGAGTAACATACGTCCTTACAACCGTGTCATACTTGTTGCCGCCTAAATCCGCTTGAGAGAATTCAAAGTTGTAGTCGTCTTGGTGGAGGCGATCCGCCGCGTAGTAGTATTGGAAAGTCAGGCCGTTAGGGTCTGCCTGCTTAACATGGCACAGCTTGTGGCGGGGGAATTTTTCGGTGTCCGGGTGAGCCGTCCCGTAGCTGGGGTGTGCTAAGTATATGCGGGGATTATTTGTTACGTCTATCGGGGAGGCCGCATCGGGCTGCTCGCGGACAAAATATGTAAATTGATTTCCTGATGCGTTTGCAATCTTGTGCGTTCCGTTGGCACTAAAATATCCTGAATCACGACCTAGTCCTTCTACCGTAACGTAATCCCCATTGTATAAATAATGGTGATCATCAGTTGTTATACGAACTGTGTATCCTTTTTGATGGTCGCCCGCATCAACATTGACATCAACATCATAGCTCCACGTTGCTGAGAGGATACTTGCCCCTTTTCCTAAAATCCCTCCAGCCCCAGCCCCAACGGTTTTCGCATCAACCGTTTCGTAAAACAGCAAATCCCCTACACTTGGCGATACAAATGTAAGGACGCTCTGGCGTTCTGGTGCTGGCTGACCGCGTTGGATGGGCATGGTTCACTATTCGGGGGCAAGGAATTGTTCAACCCACTCAAGATAGGATG